AGGAAGAGACACAATCTTCTGTAAAACTTCAAAGGGAACTTCGGTTCCCTTTTTCATTTGGAAATCTCCCGAAAATTTGTTATTTTCTTCTTCACCCCATATTTATATCATATACCCACAGTATTTTTTTGGAGATGGAAATGAAATTATCAAGTAGAAAACAACTTCTCAATGAAGCAGAACTAACACTCAAATCAATCAAGAAATCCTTGAATGAAAGTAATGTATTTGGGAATTTGGTCTATAAACTAACAAAATCGGTTGTTGATAAAATCGCATCGGATAAAGAAGTATTAATTCTTTTTGTGGACAAGACATTTGAAACAATTGAAAATGGACTAAAACAATCTGGGGCAGACCCTGCATCAGAAAAGGTAAAAACAGCTAAAGATATAATCAAACAAATCGAAATGGAAACTCGTAAAAAGGTAGAATCTAATTCTCTCACCAGTATTTTTGATATAACTAAATATGTGAATGATCGAGTGCGTGATGATCTGCAAAAACATATGCCAATACAACGGTGAGACGAAATAACAAAAGGGGAACTTCGGTTCCCTTTTTCATTTGGAAATCTCCCGAAAATTTCATATATTGTAGTCCATTCAAATTCACACGGAATACATTAGCTCGGTAATATTTATATGTATGATAAAACTGAAAGACATATTATTGGAATTAGATACAGACCCCAAAAAAGTGTTTGGTGATATTGTATTTGGTGATAAAAAACATAATAAGTTTTATAACAAAATTGTTAATTTGCAGGGTAAAACTGGTTCTGAACAAAATACAAAAGATGAGGAGATAATACTCAAAATTCTTTTGAAATGGGTTGGTTCTAATAATAAAAAGGTTGTAAATAATCTATATTCTTATGAGGATTTATTCAAAAACGCTGCTAAAGTATTTCCTTCCATTTTCAAACCAACAACACCAGATGGCACAACAATATACCGCGGAATTCGAGTTGTAAACGAAAAAACAATTTTGAAATTGAAAAAAACTTCACCAAAAGATTGGAAAAAAATAAAATTTGGCTCAATCCAATATGTAAAATGTATGAAACCAATACAATACACACCTCATTTGGAAATTCAGAGCTGGACTACATCTAAAACAGTTGCTCACGAATTTGGTAGTAAATTATCAAGTAAGGATGGTGTTTGGGGGTACAATGGGGGTATTCTAATATCTAAACAAAATGACGAATACCTTTTTAACCAAAAGGTAATGAATTTACTTTTCGGTGAATCAAAAGAAGATGAAATACTACATTTTGGAAATAAATATTCAGAAGAAGTTTTCATCGCAATACCGGAAACATCATATAACGGTCTTGTATCTAAATAATAGCCGTGGAATTCATTTGATTCGTAGTTTGTTTCTCGACTCCTACACAATCGCTCCGAATCCACGGCTTTTGTTTTTCAATTTGATATTTATTAGTAGAGAAACAACTACATATCAAATGAATAGGAGAACGTTATGGTCATCTATAAGACCACCAATTTGGTGAATGGTAAACAATACATTGGTAAAGATACAAAAAATAATTCAAGGTATCTTGGCTCTGGTTCCATTTTGAAAAAAGCAATCCAAAAGTATGGAAGAGAAAATTTCAAGAAAGAAATAATTGAGACGTGTGAATCGGAAGAACATCTATCAATTCGTGAAGAATATTGGCTGAATTATTATGATGCTGGTAATAATCCTTTGTTTTACAATACCCATAATCATAGCTACGGAAGTGCAAAGGGTGAATCACGCAAATGCCGTGGAGAACGTCATTACCTATACGGTAAAAATATACCATCAGAAACTAGAAAGAAAATGAGTGAATCTCGTAGTGGAGAACGTAATCCTATGTATGGAATACGTGGCGAAAAAAATCCAAATTATGGTAGAAAAATATCTGACTATAATAGGAAGAAACTATCGGAATCCAAATTGAATGATAAAAATCCAAATTTCAAAGGTTTTGTTTTATGTGTATATGGTGATTATGTTGGTGAACTCAAAACTCCAAAAGAATGGTCAAATCTTTTTGGGATGTCAAATAGTTCTTTTTATAAGCATATAAATTGTAATATATCGAAAAACGGAATAAAGGGAAACTTTTTCGAACGGCGATTATGAACCTATAATTTTTCTTGTAAATCTCATAAAAATTTCGTATATTAGAACTCACTAAATAATAACGGGATGGTTATGATGATTCGGAAGTATAAACAACTTCTAAACGAAGTAGAACAAGAACATAAAGATTCAGAGAACCTCCATAGGGATAGTAGGGTTCTTATAGTTGATTCAACCAACACATTCATCAGATGTTTCAGCGCAATCCCCACACTCTCGGAAGATGGAGAACACATCGGAGGATTGGTAGGTACTTTGAAATCACTCGGTGCTGCAATTCGTATGATTCGTCCAACACGAGTTATAATGGTGTTTGATGGAAAAGGTGGGTCTCATCGTAGACGTAAGATTTACAATAACTACAAGGAAAGACGCGCAATCAAATCACGACTAAATCGTGCCGTAGGGTTTGAAGATATAACTGATGAACAAGCTTCAATGAAATTCCAAATGGTTCGTCTTTATGAATACCTACAAAATCTCCCAGTTACAACAATAGTCATTGATAATATTGAAGCCGACGATACCATCGCTTATTTGGCATCCTACTTCAAGGAAAAAGTTTACATCCTATCCAATGACCGAGATTTTCTCCAATTGGTTTCAGAGAGGGTAAACGTTTATGTGCCCACAAAGAAAAAAATGTATAAGCCAGATAACTTACTTGAGGATTACGGGGTATCATGTGAAAACTTCACCATCTACAAAGCTCTACTTGGTGATAACTCCGACTCCATTCCAGGAATTCGTGGTATGGGAGACAAGACAATTCAAAAACACTTTCCACAATTAGCAGAACCAAGAAGAATTCCTTTGGAAGAGTTCATAGAAAGTTGTAAATTGTATGATGGTAAAGCCAAAGTCATGACAGAACTAAAACAAAACATTCCTAACCTAGAAAGAAATTATCAGTTGATGCAATTGTTAGACGTTGATATTCCATCTTCAACAAAGTCAAACATACGTGGTATGGTTGACGGAGAGATTGGTGGTCTAAATAAGATTCAACTTGAAACAATGTGTCTTCAAGATAAACTTCGTGGTGTAATGAATGGTTGGGATGATTGGTTATCTACAAACTTCAAATCGTTGGATTCGTATAGAACTAAAACTATGGAATAGTTATTTTGTTCTTCGCCCATATTTATATCATATAAACGAAAGTATTTTTTGGAGAGGGAGATGATAAAAATGAAAGATTTAATACAAGAAGGTAGAACTATTCAAGAAACATTCAAGAAGATAGTATCAGAAAGTAATTATCAGAATAATGGTCAACCAATAAATAGTAAAGAATGGATTGTATTCGAACCCAATATTGGTGATTACTTTATCTCGGATATGGGTGGTAAACATTATGTTGAAATCTTTATTGTAATATCGTATGAAAAATCAACTAGATTTTCAAAACCAGATTATCTATGTAAAACATATAGATATGTAGGAAAACCAGACGGGACTACCTTGAAATACAATGAAGATAGAACACTATGGTTATCAGACCTGTGTTCATTTGGACTTACACATTTAGATAAAAAATTAACAAAGCCAGCTGGCACTCTTGAACCTGCCATACTTTCGATTGTGAAAATAAAGGGAAATGTAAAACTATCAGATATGTCAAGATGAAAACAAAAGGGGAACTTCGGTTCCCTTTTTCATTTGGAAATCTCCCGAAAATTTCGTATATTGTATAATAATTGATGGCCGTGGAATTCATTTGATTCGTAGTTTGTTTCTCGACTCCTACACAATCGCTCCGAATCCACGGCTTTTCTTTTTCAATTTGATATTTATTAGTAGAGAAACAACTACATATCAAATGAATAGGAGAACGTTATGGTCATTTATAAGACCACCAATTTGGTGAATGGCAAACAATATATTGGTAGAGATGGTCGCAACAACCCAAATTATCTTGGTTCTGGTATTTTGTTGCAAAGGGCAATCAAAAAATACGGAAAAGAAAACTTCAAAAAAGAAATACTTGAAGAGTGTAATTCCGATGAAATCTTATCAAAACGCGAAGAATACTGGTTGAACTATTACGATGCTGGCAATAATCCTAACTTTTATAATATGCACAATTATAGTCATGGTGGCGCAAGTCCTTCGATCCAAACTAGACAAAAAACAAGTATGTCTTTGTTGGGACGGAAAATATCGGATGAACACCGAAAGAAAATAAGTGCAGGTAGAATTGGAATAGTTTTTTCCGAAGATACTAGAAAAAAAATGAGTTTATCTCACTTTGGAAAAGTTGCATCAGAAGAAACAAAAATAAAAATGAGCAAATCACGTATGGGTGAATTGAATCATTGGTATGGAAAAAAACTTTCGGAAGACCATAGAAAAAAATTGAGCGAATCACACATGGGAAACGTTTCCAATTTCAAAGGATATGTAATTTGTGTTTGTGGTCAATACAAGGGACAACGTAAAACATCAAAAGAATGGTCTGAAATTATTGGTGTGAGTTTGTCTATCGTATCACGTCATCTTTCTGGAAAAAGATGTAAAAATGGAATCAAAGGAAACTTATTGAAATGGGAACACGAAATTTGATTTGGTAAATTCAACACACTTTCGTATATTGTAGTCATAACTAAATGAACACATAACTTTCGGCATCTATGACTGATACACTCGCAGAATACGGACACACGTTTCAAACAAAAGTAATCGCATCTCTTATTTCAGATAGGACGTTCCTACAACAAACATCTGACTTGTTGGAACCAGCATACTTTGAATCACAGGCGAATAACTGGCTTGCGGATAAGATTCTGAAATATCACAATGACTATAAAAATTCACCCACACCTGAAGTTTTCAAATCACTTCTTGTTCCCGTTGAAGATAAACTTTTACGAACTACCATTGTAGATACTCTAAAAGAGGCATTCCGTTTACAGAACTCGCCTGACTTGGAATACGTGAAGAACGAGACAATTGAGTTCTGCAAGAACCAAAAAATGAAAGTCGCAATTTTGACTTCGGTAGACCTTTTGAAAGCCGGACGATTTGACCAAATCAAAAAAACCGTAGATTCTGCACTCAAAGCTGGTGCTGATAAGGATGTTGGACACGAATACAAAGACCAAATAGAAGAACGATATTCAGAAGGTGCCCGTAGTTGTGTTGCAACAAATTGGGACGTTATCAACGATATTATGTCAGGTGGTCTTGCTGGTGGTGAGTTAGGTGTTGTAGTTGCTCCTGCCGGTGGTGGAAAGAGTTGGGGTCTTATCAACGTTGCTGCTAATGCGGTTAAACAAGGTAAGACGGTTATTTACTACACACTTGAATTGAATGCCTTCTACGTTGGTAGACGTATTGATGCTTACTTCACAAAGATTCCATTCCAAAATCTCCAAGAAGAACATTCCCGTGAGAGAATCAAAGAAGTGATGGAAGGTTTGGAAGGTAATCTCATCATCAAGTATTACCCAACGAGAACTGCCTCAATCACGACTATTACATCACATATTGAGAAGTGTATTTCTCAGGGTAAAAAACCAGACATGATTGTCCTTGATTATGCTGACTTGATTCGTCCATCAAAAGCTGGTGATAAGAGATTAGAACTGAATGACATCTACGAAGACCTTCGTGGTGTTGCTGGTGAGTATGATATTCCAATTTGGACTGCATCACAAGCCAATCGTTCTGCCACAGAAGAAGATGTGATTGAAGGTAATAAGGTTTCAGAATCTTACAATAAAGTTATGGTGTGCGACTTCATTATGTCCCTCTCTCGGAAACTAAATGACAAGATTGGTGGAACAGGACGATGGCACATTATCAAGAACCGATTCGGCCCTGATGGTATGACATTCCCAAGTAAGATAAATACAATGACGGGACATATTGAAATCTTTGAACCTAACTCTGACATCGGTAAATCTGTTTCACAATCTATGACCGGTGAAGGTATGGTAAAGAAAGCTCTTTCACAGAAGTTCAAAGAATTGGAAGGTTTCTAACTATTTATCTATGATAGATATAAATTTTAACTTGGAGTAATGTATGAAATTAAAAGAAATCGCCAATCAAATTTTCAAAGAAAAACGTAATACTAGTAAAATTGTATATGAACATCTTCTTCAATTAAATTGTTTTTCTGAGACGATCGACGAAGATTCTTCCATAGAAAAACGAAAAGAAGTTTTGTCAGCAATATCTAAAGGAAAATGGGAGAAGCCACAAAATCCACAAAGTTTTCTCGATTCATTGATGAAGTCGAAACATTTAGCTATGCTAACTCCATACTCAATTAGTGAGTTATCAAGTATGAAACTTTTTAAGTTAGATGGGTATAATATTGGTTATGCCTTGAAAAAGAAGGATGGTAAATATTCCGAGATTGTTGCTGTTCACAACAATGAACCAGATGTAAAACAAATCGGCAAAGAACTTGTATTGTCTGCTGTTAAAAATGGTGGATGCTATCTAGATCACTTTGATGGGATGTTATCTAATCTGTATTCTAGTATTGGGTTTGAAGAATATAGTAGAGATGAATTTGACCCACAGTATGATACTGGTGGAGAATTTCAAAAGAAATATGGGAAGCAAGATATTATTTACAGAGTACATAGGAGTTGCAAATAATGGATTTGAGTATCCAAACAAAACTTGGTTTAGAATTATTTTCTGATGAAATAAAAGAAACGTTTGTAATTCACATCCCACACTCATCTACATACATACCCGATGATGAGATTGCTTCCTTTTACTCTGATAAACTTAGAGTCAACATGGAACAATTAACAGACTGGAAAACCGATGTTATATTCGATGTGCCAAAGATAACAAAGATGTTTGCCCCATTTAGTAGATTATTCTGTGACGTTGAGAGGTTTGATGATAATGAAGAACCAATGTTCAAATACGGACGGGGTTTTTATTATACACATGGTTTTGATGGTACACTCATTCGTGAAGTTGATGAGGAACGTAAATCTAGAATTTACAATGAATACTATATGAGACACCACGAACTTTTAGAGTATGAAGTTTCTAATAAAATTCAAAAAAATGGGGTATGTACCATATTCGATTGTCACTCCTTCAACGAAGAGCCAATTTCACCAAATGTTTCAAACCCAATGTCTCCTGATATTTGTATAGGTGCCGACGAGTATCACACCCCAAA